TCAAAAGGAATCTTTAATTTAGATATAAAAGAATCTACAAGTTTATCATCTAATGTAGCGTCTTTGATACCTGTATTATCAACAACCTGAACATCATTCTCTTTACACCAATTAATTAAATATGGGTAAAGACCTGTATAGATTTGGCCATTTGCATAGGAAAACAGGCGAATTTTACCATCCCATTTTCTACTTCTATACTGAGGCATGAACTTATAACCAGGCACTTCAAAGGTAAAGTAAGAAGATAAATCTCTCCTTATATCAGCTTCGGCGTCCACAGTTAAATGAACTTCATCTTTCTTATCTAATATAATATTTCTCATACTATCCAAGTCATTACACTATATCGTATTCCTTTTGATACATATTTTACTTCGTGTGGGTACATAAAGTTTGAAGGGAATATTATACATGAGCCTTTCTTTTTTGGCACTTCATATTCACCATCACATAAAATAAAATCACCACCATCATAATCATCATTTAAAAACAGTAAGGCAGTTATATGAGGGTAACCAAACTGTTGCCCATGACTATGGTGTATATTATCTATATGACTTTTCATATAACCACCTACTGAGTAACGATTCATTCTAAATCTTGTAAAGTTTTCTGGTATTACTCTAGGGTGTTGTTTTGTATATTTATTAACACAATTAACAAACGATTCTTTTAGATGTTTGTAATACTTTAATTCAGGCCCTATCCAAAAATCAGACATACTAACCTGTTTTTTTGTAATTGGAGATATGCCTGTAGATGTAGAAAATGTAGAAGCCTGCCACTTGGCATTTTTTTCATAATAATTAATTATAGTAGAACACAATTTAGAATCAATTGCATTTTCAAAATACGATATGTAGGATGTCTTTAACAGACTTGATGATTGTTCCATAACATTATACTGCGCCTGATGTAAATTTACGCCACTCAATAGCATTTTTTATTTGCCAATCTCTATTAGTAATCTGTCTTAATATTCTATCTAAGTAATCAACAACAGTTCCTAAGTAAGATATCTTTTGAGATAGTTTTTGTAAATCTTCATCAGAATCAAGGTACTTATCAATATCTTGTTTTAATATTTTTAAGTCAAATGGTTTTTCTTTATATACTTGTGGACTGGCCTTACCTGTATAGTACTCCCATTTTTCTCTTTTAAGTATCTTGTGTTCAGATTCAGCTCTAACCAATAACAACTTAAAATTATTGTAATGTTTTAAGTATTTGTTGTGAATAGCTGGTGTTTTTAAAGATTCCAAATCTAACTCTGAATCATTAAGTTTTAAATCTTTATCAACTAAATCTTGAAGTTCTTCTAATGTCATAGAGTACCATTATATAATAAATGCCAAGTAATGTCAAGTCTAGGTAGTAGTTACTGATGTAGTACTAGAACCTACTGTGGCAAATTCATAAAGTTTATAATTAAATGTAACTGATGTTGTTAGATATTCTACATCACCAGCCTGTTGTTCATAATCTAAACCACCTAAAGATACAGGAAATATATCTCTGAATCTAACTTCTACTATTGCATTATTTTTACTAGATAGTATCATCAAAGTGGCGTCGGAGAATGTCGACCCCTCATCTGGTGCTGTGTTATTGACTTTACCTACCTCTGTTGATACATTTCCAGATGAGGTAGGAAATCTATCTGTCCCAGCGTCTTGGAGAGTTTTAAACTCTGAATGGTCTCTAGGAAATCCTAGGCCTGTTAACCAACCATGTATCTCACGATAATTTTCTAAATGTTCATCTACAAGAAAACTAAGGGTTAATGCTTCATAAGATAACTTATCACCAGGTCCTGGCAAATCTCTCAACATTGTTGCTTGAGTAGTAGTACCCATAGATATGCCTGGCACATTTACAGATGTTACAAAATACTCAACCTTTGGTAGTTTAATTATATTAAATTTAAACTGTGTAGGTGAAGCGTAATCTAACTGTGTAGGTTGTCTTGTATATGAATTTGTTATTGTCATAATACTATTTATACAGAAGATTTACTATGTCTTCTCAGAGCCGCCTGTCTTAGTTTTTCTCTAACCTCAGGCCTTTTAGCTGGGTTGTTATCACCTTCCATCCAAGTTCTTTCCCCTGCAAATTTATTTTTTTGTTGACCTGTCTTACCTTTTTTATTAGTATTACCTTTTAAACTCTCTGATATTTTAGATTTTGTATTTGGATTGTGTGGTTTATGATTGCCCATAGTCTTATTCACCTTTCTTTTTTCTTTCATCATTAATGATAACTTTTTTTTATATTTTTTACTGTGGGTATGGCCGGCAAAATTTGTGTTACCAAGATTTGCAAATTTTCTTACTTTTTGTTGTGCTTCGTAATTTGTAATCTGACCAGACAACATTTGATATGCAATTTTATCTTCCCACTTACCATATTTTTCATACAATTCTCTATGAGCTTCAGCGTGTTCTTCTACTGTCAACTCAACAAGATTACTAGGTTCATCTGTGCCACCCATATGTTTGGGTATTATATGATGTGTATGTGTGTTCTTCATACTATTATTTATACAACCAAAAATCAGTTTTCACAAAAAAGTCAAAAAAAGGGGGCCACCTTCGTGGACCCCCTCAATCGTTTACTAACGATAAAATACAATTACATTAAGTTTTGTACTTGTACTCTACGGTAGTATCTGTTACTGTTTGCAGAACCAGCGCCGTTAATAACAGCAGCGTCGCCTGTACCAGCTTCAGCAAATGGGTTTGCTTGTAAACCATATCTGGTTTTGAACCCAATTTTTGGTTGGAAAGTATCTTGACCAACTGCTCTAACCATTTGTAGAGGTACATATGGGCAGTAGAATAAACCACTATCATATGGTGAAGTACCTTTATAACCACAAACGAAGTATTGGTTTGCAGCTTGGTTAGCAGAATATGGGTCAATATATACTTTATATTTACCATTAAGAACACCAGCAAAAGTGTTTCCTGTGTCATCAACATTTAGATTGTTGTTTAACGCAGGAGCGTAATCTAATACACCAGCCATTTGAAGAGCAGAAGCTACATCAGATGAACAGATAATCATATTACCTTTACCTCTACGAGTTCTTTGTGCAATTGTGTTTGCTTCTCGTTCAACTTGGAACATTAAACCTTTGAATCTTTCAACAGACCATCTGCCGTTAGAATCAGTATCAAGGTCAAATATACCTTCAGTTGTTGTGTTAACAGAACCAGTGTTAGCAGAAGCACCTTTCTCAGCATTGATGTAGATAGTTCTAACTACTTCTCTGTTGATTTCAGCAAGAATTTCAGCAGACAAAATGTTTGCTAATTCTGTTTCTGCATCTAGACCATGAATTGCTTTAAGGTCTTGTGCAAGTTCCATTGTGTACTCAGCTTTTAGAGCTCTTGATTTTGCTGTTACAGTTGATTTCTCAATTGAGAACGCCATTTCAGCAAATGCATTTCCACTAGCGTCGCCAAGTGCTTCAGCAGCCGCAGTAGACATACCTGTACCGGTTGTATATGTACCAGCAGAAGGACTATCGTTCAACGCACTTGGGTTTGTTCCGTCGTGAGCTGTAGATGAGAATCCGTCAACTGATGAACCAGCAGCGTTTCTACCTGAGAAATCTGAATCAGCTTCATCAAATAATGCTTCTGTTCCAGACTGAGTTGAATATCTACTTCTCATTGCAAATATAAGACCTGTAGGACCTGTCATAGGTTGTACACCACAGATATCATAAGCAATAAGGTTAGGCATAGCTCTTCTAACTAAAGAAATTAGGATTGGATCCCAATTTGAAACACCAGCAGTATTGTTTACTGGCGCAGCTTCAGATAGGAAAGCTTGGTCTTCTTTAGAGGCCCTTTCTTGGTTCTCTAGGATGACCGAAGTAACGGCACGCTTATAACTATCCTTTACCTCAGGAAGGTCAGGATGGTCTAAGACTGGCTGCCATTTTTTTTCGTAAGTTTCAGATAAGTACATATCTTTGTCTCTCCTTTATTACTATTATTTTGACAACTTAATGTCTTTGGTTTTTGTAATAGCGGCCGTGTAAGCAGCCATCGCATCCGATAAATCAACATTTGCTGTTTCATCGCCTGCCGCTACATCATGAATATCATCCGAAGATGATTTCTCAGTTTTTTGCCCAAAGTATGATTCCTTAATGGTTTCTACTTTTTTTGCAAAATCTTCTTCATTAGAGTACTCAACGCTCTCTACTAAACTGTTAAACTTCTCTTTAGAAGTGTCAGCTAAATCTTTAGACGCTTCATCAATGATGTCCTGTCTTTTGAATTGGCCTACTTCTTTTTTTAGTTCTACAGATTTTTCAATTTCTTCGTTAAGTTTTTTCTCTAAGTCTTCTATTTTAGAAGCCTGGTCTTCAAGAACATCATATTTCTCATCAGGTACATCTATGTAATGGTCTTCAAATAATTTTTTCATACCATTAATAAAGTCTTCTGCGATTTCGCCCTTGATACCTCTTTCTAGAGCTAACTTGTTTTCATTCATCCATTCTTCAACTACATAGTTTAAGTATGAATCAACTTTTTCTGTAAGTTCTGCTTTAGATTTTTCAACTTCTTCTTCAAATTTTTGTGCGTACTCAGCTTCTAGTCTCTCTTTCTCTGCACTAACTTTTGAGTTAATTGCAGCTTCAAAGATTGTAGCAGCCTTTTCTTTAAATTCTTCAGATAAGTCAGCGTCGCCAACTAAAGCGTCAATGTCTTCCTTAACATTTAGGTCTTCACAATTAGAAGCTTTCAAAGATTTCTTTTTATATCCTTCTTCTTCCACTTCTTTGTCGTCCTTTTTGACTTCTTCTTTAGCTTTTGCTTCTTCAATATCTTTAGAATCTGTATCTTCATCTGCTTCTTCAGATTTCAAGTGTGATGGCTCTGCAGCCACTTGAGCACTTTTAGAAACTTCATCAGATACTTTATTAACCTTTTTACTACCGTCAGGATTACTGTCTGTAGGTTTAACTACTGGTGAACCTAAATCTTCATAATCAGTTTCAAGATGTGATGGTTCAGCCGCAACAGCATTCTTCTTAGGAGCATCCGCCATAGGATTAGCAGCTGCTTCTTCGATAGCTTCTGGTTGCATTTCTGATTCTGCCATTGAAAATCTCCTTTTTTTATAGTACTATAAAACTCCAAACTTTTTGAGTTTGGTATTATTTATAATATTATAGTTTTTTAATAAACGAATCAAAGATTTTTAGTTTTTGTTCTTCTAATTCTCTTTTCTTCGCTCTCATCATTTCCATCTTCCACGCCTCTACATCTTTTTCAATTAAGAGACCGTTATCCCATACCCACTCTTTTCCTTCCATAATGCCCTCTACGAAAGCTTCTGGCGCTGAAGGGTCGGCAACAATGTCAGCGGCTGTCGCTAAGTAAAAGTCATCTTTTACATAGTTTGCACCGTTGCGTTGTATAATGGAACCCATGCCTCTAGATGATACTCCTAATTGAGCACCTTCATCTATAAGATTTTTTACAATCTTACCATAAGGCGTGTCCATGATTTTAGCTTCACCAATAAAGTTATCGCCATC